AACTCGTAGAGGAAAGGGCAACATCATCATGTGCTCTGCTGACGTTGCTTCAGCACTGACCATGGCTGGTGTTCTCGATTACACCCCTGCACTCAACGCTAACCTGAACGTTGATGATACTGGCAACACCTTTGCTGGTACTCTGATGGGTAAGTATCGTGTATATATCGATCCTTATTCAGCAAACGTTGGTTCTGCTGGTTCAGGCGCACAATACTACGTTGTTGGTTATAAGGGTTCTTCCCCTTATGATGCTGGTCTGTTCTATTGCCCATATGTACCTCTCCAGATGGTACGTGCAGTTGGCGAGAACACCTTCCAGCCCAAGATTGGATTTAAGACCCGTTATGGCATGGTCGCAAACCCATTTGCCAATGACGGTGCTGCATCTGGTCTTGTTACCGACACTGGTAATCGTCTCAATGTTGGTACTAACCGCTACTACAGAAGAGTTCGTGTTCAAAACCTGATGTGATTCATTAGGTTCACTGAGTTTTTCTGGAGGACCCCCATAGGGGTCCTTTTTTTTTATCTAAATAATTAGAAAAGGGAAATGGCAGAAAGATACAGTACTTATGGTGCAGATAGGCAAGTAGAAAATAGAAATTTTCTTTCTACTGTAAAATTTATTTTTACCTTGAACAGATCTCCAAAAGTTGCATTTCTTACCAATTCAGTAAATATTCCAGGAATTCAATTGGGGGTAGCAGTTCAACCAACATATACGAACAACATTCCTGTTCCTGGAGACATGATGCAGTTTGATGACTTTACAATCCGTTTTTTAGTTGATGAAGACCTTACAAATTATATGGAAATACAAAATTGGATGCGTGGACTGGGATTCCCAGAAAGTCTTCAGCAAATTTATGATTGGCAAAGTTCAAATGAAAAATTTGAGGCGCCAGAAAATTCTGATATGAATTTATATTCTGATGGAACTCTTTTACTCAATACCAGTAATGAAAGAGTCAATTACAAGGTTATTTTTAGAGGAATGTTTCCATACAGACTATCAGAACTTAGCTTTGATGCAACAAATACTGATGAAGAATACTTCACAGCAGAAGTCAGTTTTAAATATTTGATGTATAATATCACTGATAAAAAAGGAAACTATCTACCCAAAAAATACAGTTAATTTATGGCACTTGATCTCGAATTGATACAGAGCATGTGGGAAAAAGATTCTAAGATTGATATTGACAATTTACATACAGAATCTTTAAATACCCCATCATTACATGCAAAATATTTTGATCTTTATAATAATATAGTTCTTCTAAGAAAAAACGCAGAGCAACAGAAAAGAAAAATAAGGCACGAAAGGCACCAATACTATTCTGGAAAAGCAGATCCTGATGTTTATATTGATGACCCTTTTCCAAAAAAAGTTCGTGATAAGAATGATATGGAAAGATATTTAAATGCTGACGACAAACTTTCCAAAGTAACTTTGAAGGTGGAATATTATGATATAATGTTAAAATATCTTGAAGATATTTTGAAGCAAATACATAATAGAACTTATCAAATTAAAAACTCAATTGAGTTTATGAGATTTCAATCGGGTCTTGGATAAACAAATAAATACACATAACTGAATGACTTGTTATGTGTGACGTAAAAATCCATAAGAAGAATGAGGTTTACATCAAGTTAGAATGTGAACCTCATATTTTGTATGAACTCCAAGAATACTTTACATTTGAAGTTCCAGGGGCAAAGTTTATGCCTCAAATGAGAAGTAAGTATTGGGATGGAATGATTCGCCTTCTTTCAGTTCATACTGGTGAAATTTATGTTGGACTATTAGATAAAGTCATTTCCAAATTAAAACTCCACGATTATACTTATGAGTTTGTGGAGAATAAATTTTATGGTCTTCCATTTGAAGTGAACGAAGAGATCTCAATGGAAGGTGTAAAAGATTACATGCATTCTATTTGTTCATTTGCTCCTCGTGATTATCAAATTGAGGGAGTATATGGTGCTCTACGGTATAATCGAAAATTATTGATAAGCCCCACTGCCAGCGGCAAATCACTGATGATTTATTCTGTCGTAAGATATTATGTGGATAAAGGCAAAAAAATTCTTTTAGTTGTTCCGACGACATCTCTTGTAGAGCAGATGTACAAGGACTTTGAGGATTATGGTTGGGATGCTGAGTCATACTGTCACAAAATTTATAGTGGAAGAGAGAAAACAAATGAACATCAGGTTACTATAACAACTTGGCAATCTATTTACAAGTTAGAGAAACAATTCTTTAATGATTATGAAGTAGTGATTGGTGATGAGGCACATCTATTTAAGAGTAAGTCTCTGATTAGTATCATGAGTAAATTACACTCATGTAAGTATAGATTTGGGTTCACAGGTACTTTAGACGGCACACAGACGCATAAGTGGGTCTTAGAGGGAGTGTTTGGTCCATCATACAAAGTAACAAGAACAAAGGAGTTGATGGATAAAGGTCATATTTCTACATTAGATATTCGGTGTCTTACACTTAAACATAATCCTCAAAAATTTGATACCTTTGAAGATGAAGTTCAGTTTATTATTGGAAATGAAAAAAGAAATAAATTTATTAAAAATCTTGTTTTGGATTTGAAGGGAAATACACTTGTATTGTTTTCACGAATTGAAGGTCATGGAGTACCTCTTTTTGAACTCATAAATAATTCAGTAAAAGATGGTAGAAAAGTTTTCTTCGTTCATGGTGGAGTAAATACATCTGAAAGAGAAGAAGTAAGAGAGATTACTGAGAGAGAAAATAATGCAATCATCGTAGCATCTTACGGAGTATTCTCTACAGGCATTAATATTAAAAATCTTCATAATGTAGTTTTTGCTTCTCCAAGCAAATCAAGAATTAGAAATTTACAATCTATCGGAAGAGTTCTACGGAAAGGAAATAATAAAACAAAAGCAGTACTTTATGATATTTCCGATGATTGTACTTACAACTCAAGAAAAAATTATACACTAAATCATTTTATTGAAAGAATTAAAATTTACAACGAAGAAAATTTTAACTATGAAATAATTCCAATCAATTTAAAATAAAATAATATGTATCAGAAAATTTTAAGTTTGTTTACAGGAAAAAAGGAAGACACTACTTTAGCAAAAGTAGAACCCCAAAGTATTTTCTTAATTGATAAAGAAGATCTTGAAGATTTTTACTCATCAATAAAATTTAAAAATGGTGAAGAAGTTTTTGCTAAGGTAGCACCTTCAAAGGAAAGGGATAAAACAATTCTTTTATTGAGCAATCCAATCGTTGTAACTGAAATTAATACTCGTAAAAGAGGTGGGATGGTTACAGGGTATAAAGTAGAACCATGGATGAAAACTACCAATAATGATTTATTTGTAGTTAATATTGATGATATTCTTACACTAACAGAATCTAATGATGTTACTATGATTCAAATGTATGAAAAATTCATACGACAAGATGAATCTGATTACTCTGGAAAAGTAGCATCTAGAAAAATGGGTTATCTGAGTAACGTAAATGATGCTAAGAAACTTCTAGAGAAACTCTATAATAATAGCTAAATTATCTCTATCAACCCTGACAAAGGTATTATAACTTCATTTTGATACTCTTGTCAACTACCCATATTCATGTTCCCTGTGGTATAATATCTACATAATAGATTAGGATAATTTATGGCGAGTGTACTGAATATGCCAAGACAAAAAAAGACAGAGCATTATGTAAATAATAAAGAATTTCTTGAAGCCTTAATTTTATACAAAGAAAAGGTAAAGAAAGAAGCAGTGAAAGAGAATCCAGATATTACGGATAAGGAAATAAGGACCTGGAAAAGTCCAAATAAACCACAGATCCCAAGATATATTGGAGAGTGTTTTTTAAAAATTGCTACACATCTATCATATAAAACAAATTTTATCAATTATATTTTTATTGATGAAATGATTTCTGATGGAATTGAAAATTGTGTTCAGTATGTTTTAAATTTTGATGCAGATAAATCAAATAATCCATTTGCTTATTTTACGCAAGTGATTTATTATGCTTTCCTAAGAAGAATTGAAAAGGAGAAAAAGCAACTAGAAATTAAAAATAAAATCTTAGAAAAGACTGGATTTAGTGAAGTCTTTTATGACGACAACACTATTGACGGATCCAACTATTCCGATTATAATAGTATCAAAGAAAATGTCCACATCAAACTTCGGTATTGAATGAAGGTCGCTATAATCACAGATAGTCACTTTGGGTTTAAAAAAGGTTCCAGAGTATTTGAAGAATACTTTGAGAATTTTTATAGAACTGTCTTTTTCCCGACGCTCGAAGAGTACGGGATAGATACAGTCATCCATATGGGAGACGCATTTGATTCTCGCAAAGCAATTGATTACGCAAGTCTTGAATGGGCAAAAAGAGTTGTATTTGAACCTTTGTCTAAGTATAAGGTTCATATGATAATTGGTAATCACGATACTTATTATAAGAATACTAATCAGGTCAATTCTCCAGAACTTCTTCTCAATTCATACTCAAACATCCAAACTTATTCATCTCCATCTGAGGTAAATATTGGTGGATTGGATATTTTATTTTTACCTTGGATTAATGAAAATAATCAAGAAAAGTCTTTTAAACTTATTCAAAATACATCTTGCCTATGTGCGATGGGGCACCTTGAACTCAACGGATTTAGAGTTAATTCTCAAATCGTCATGGACCACGGTATGGATGGCAAATTATTTGACAAGTTCACCAAGGTCTTTTCGGGACACTATCACACTCGATCGGATAATGGAAAAATCTTCTACCTAGGAAATCCATATGAAATGTTCTGGTCTGATGTAAAGGATTCTAGAGGATTTACTATCTTTGATACTGAAACTTTGGAACACTTTCACATTAATAATCCTTACAGAATGCATTATAGTTTTGATTATAATGAGGATGTAAATAATTACGATGAAATTTCCGAATGTGAAAATAAAATTGTAAAGGTAGTTGTAAGGAACAAAAAGAACATCAAAAAATTTGAAAAGTTCATAGAAACACTTTATTCACATAACCCATACGAAGTAAAGATTGTCGAAAATTTTCAAGCATCTGAAGAAATAGAAAATAACGAAGATATTGAATCTGAAGATACGCTTTCTATTTTGAATAGATATATTACTGAATCTGAAGTAGAGTTAGATAAATCAACTTTAAGGAACATGATTCGGGAAGTTTATCGGGAGTCTTGCGAAGTGTTCTAAAATGTTTATTATAACAATAAATGGAAGAGAAGATGAAGGTGCATATTCTGTAAGAAATGATTATGGAGATCAAGTTCTTTATATCTTTGAAGAGGAAGATGATGCTACTCGATTTGCAATGATGCTGGAGGAGAATGGAAGTCCAGAAATGAACATCATTGAAGTTGAAAAGGAAATCATAGTTCAAGCTTGTGAGATGCATGGGCATCAGTATATAATTTTTGATTCTAATGACATTGTGATACCCCCAGAACAAAATGATATTATTTGAAAAAATAAGATTTAAAAATTTTTTATCTACTGGAAATCAATTTTCAGAAATTCAATTTAACAAATCCAACACTACATTGATAGTTGGTACAAATGGAGCAGGAAAAAGTACTGTTCTTGATGCACTAACTTTTTCTTTATTCGGAAAATCTTTTCGTGGAATTAATAAACCACAACTTATTAATTCTATAAATGAAAAAGATTGTTTGGTTGAAATTGAATTTTCTATTGGTACTGTGCAATGGAAAGTAAGACGTGGAATTAAACCATCTATATTTGAAATTTATAAGAATGGTCAAGTTTTAAATCAAGAAGCATCTTCTATTGACCAACAAAAATGGCTTGAGCAAAATGTTCTTAAGATGAACTACAAGTCATTTACGCAAGTTGTAATTTTGGGTAGTAGTAACTTCGTTCCTTTTATGCAATTGGCTGCCGCAAGTCGTAGAGAAGTAATTGAAGATTTGCTTGATATTAAAATCTTTTCTTCTATGACTACGATTGTAAAAGATAAGATTAAATTTTTAAAGGAAGAAGTTCGATCATTAGATCTTAAAAAAGAATCTATTTCCGATAAAATATTGATGCAGAAAGAATTTATTGAAGATATTGAAAAAAGAGGAAAAGAATCGATCAAAGAAAAAGAAGATAAGATTGATGAACTTTGTATAGAAGAAACTGAACTTGGGAAGAAAATTGAAACATTAAGTTTTTCTATTGAGGACCTTAATAAAGAGTTGGAAACTTACTCTGGAGCAAAAGAAAAACTTCGCAAGTTAGGAAACCTTAAAGGAAAAATCTCCCAAAAAGTATCGACCATTACTCAAGAGCATCAGTTCTTTACTGAAAATACGGTATGCCCTACCTGCACACAAGACATAGAAAATGAGTTTCGGTTAAATAAAATTAGTGAAGCCAAATCGAAGGCAAAAGAACTGCAACTTGGGTATGAAGAACTTGAGCAGGCAATTCAGAATGAAGAAATCAGAGAAGATCATTTCCTTCGGATTTCGAAAGAAGTAACTAACTTAACACATGACATTTCTAAAAACAATACTCGGATTACATCGATACATCGACAAATCAGAGATTTACAACATGAAATTCAAAGAACTACCACCGATCTTGAGAACCGAAGTCTTGAGCATGAGAAGTTAGAAAAATTTAAAGATAATCTTCAGTTAATAACTGAAGACTTCTACACCAAAAAAGAGAATATTTCTTATTACGATTACATTTACAGTCTTTTAAAAGACGGAGGTGTAAAAACAAAGATCATCAAAAAGTATCTTCCTCTGATTAATCAGCAGGTTAATAAGTATCTTCAGATGATGGATTTTTACATCAACTTTACTCTGGACGAGGAGTTTAACGAAACAATTCAATCACCAATTCACGAAGATTTTTCATATAGTTCATTCAGCGAAGGAGAGAAACAACGAATTGACTTGGCACTTCTTTTCACTTGGAGAGAAGTTGCCAAGTTTAAAAATTCCACAAGTACAAATCTTTTGATACTTGATGAGGTATTTGATAGTTCTCTTGATGGAACTGGAACTGATGAGTTCTTAAAGATTATTCGCTTTGTAATTAAGGATGCTAATGTATTTGTTATCTCTCATAAGACTGGACTAGAGGACAAATTCCAAAGTGTCATAAGGTTTGAGAAAGTCAAAGGTTTCTCCCGTATGATGCCCTAAACCACTCAAGAAAAAATGCAAGTCCCAAACTGGAAGCACAATTCTGGGAAACCTCAGAAACGAAAACTAAAACCTCAGGCACTACGACAAGCAAAAGCACGTCGTCAAGCACTAAAGAACAAGCACCCCAAACGGGGTGTTTTTTTTTTATAAATAACTAAAAAGTATTTGTAAAAATGGACGCATAAGAATTTCGTAGTCTTCAAGAAGCGTATTTGGAAGTTTATTCTTCACAAGAAGAACTTAATGAAGGTATGACGATGAAGGACTTTAAGGCAAATCGTCAGAAGACTAAAAGAAGAGCTGCTTCTGCCGATGCTGAGAAGAGAGGTCATGTAGGTAAGGAATGGTATAATAGTGGTAGAAGGTATTCTCCAGATGAAGCAAAGAGAAGTCGCGCAAACTTGGATGATGAAGAAAGACGCACTAGACATCGTACTGCTGTAGATCCTGATGATGAGGATGATAATAACTACTCTGCAGACAAGACGAAGAACCCTAAAAAACTCCGTAAGCAAAGGGCGATGGGAGAACTTGGAGAACAAGTAGATATTTACGATATCATCCTCTCACACCTTCTAGATGAAGGATATGCTGAAACTGTTGAAGCAGCAGAAGTCATTATGGTGAATATGAGTGAAGAGTGGAGAGAGAGTATTGTTGAAGAACTAATTACTGAAATTAGTTTAAAGACTAAAATGAGAGCATATGCTGCAACTCAAGATCCAGATGCTGATTATTCATATGGTGATAAAGTTCATGCGCAGGGAGGAAGAATTAGAGATGCAATCGAGAGAAAGCATGGAAAAAAAGCAGGAAAACATGCTGATGCTCATGCAGATTCTAGTGCTTGGGGAAGAACAGATTCTAGAACTGGTAAAAGGCAAGAAAGACCAGAACCAAGATCTTCATCTCTTGCAGGAAAATCTCTTGAATCTCAAAAGAGAAAAACTAAATCTGGAAAAATGAATAAAACAGATCAAAAAACATTAAAGGATAAATTGCAAAGAAGAGCAAGTGAAAGAAGATCTGGAGAAACTTCATCAACACATCATCCATCATTTTATCACCGTTGAGACCACTTCCCAAACCGTCCACAGGATGCCCACAAGGCATCCTTTTTTTGTATAAATAATAAGTGTATAGTGCGTGCTCTCTAATGAAAAAGGAATATTATACATATGCTTGGTTAAGGGAAGATGGAACACCTTATTATGTTGGAAAAGGTATTGGATATAGAGCATATCGTCCTCATAGAAGAGGTGATAGTTATATGTCTCCCCCATCAAAAGATAGAATAATATTCTTAAAGAAAAATTTAACTGAATTTGATGCCTATAAGCACGAAAATTATATTATTAGTATTCTTGGAATAAAAAATGATGGGGGAATATTGATTAATATGTCTTATGGTGGAGAAGGAAGTTCTGGTAGAATTGCTAGTGAGTATTGTATTCAAAGAATTAAAGAAGTAAATACTGGTAAAATATTTACTGAAGAACATAGAAAAAAAATTTCACGTCAAGGTTCTCAGAGAAAATGGTGGAATAATGGTGAATTTGATAAGCATACTGAAGAATGTCCTGGTGATGGGTGGGTTCTTGGAAGACTATTTAATTCAAAATATGAAAAATATAAGACAAAAGAATTTGCCGAAAAATCCAGAAAAAATAATATTGGAAAAAATGTTAGTGATGAGACAAAGAAAAAGCAAAGTGAAGTTAGAAAAGGTAGAAAGTGGTGGAACAACGGAGAGAAAACGAAGTTATGTTACGAGTGTCCTGGTGATGGGTGGATCATAGGAAGACCTGGACACTTATTGAAGTGTCCTACCACCTAAACGAACTGACCATATAGTGTGTATAATACTCTCATATCGCACCTAACCCAAATGTCCAATAAGTTTGAAATTCGTGGAATGCTTGCTCGTCTGCTTGCGACGGAGAACATCGTAGTTGAGCATAAGAATGTTTCTACTGCTTGCTTTAATGTCCAAACTCGGTGTCTTACTTTGCCACTTTGGAAGAAAGCAAGTGATAATGTATATGATATGCTAGTCCTTCACGAAATCTCACATTCACTTTGGACACCTGATATTGATTGGTCTAAAGAATGCAATGCTCCCCAACAATTTGTAAATGTCTGTGAAGATGTGCGAGTAGAAAAACTTTGTAAGAGGAAGTATCCAGGTTCTCCAAAATCCTTTTATAAAGGATATAAAGAACTGAATGATGATGACTTCTTTATGATTGGAGACGAAGATGTTTCCAAGATGAACCTTGCCGACCGTGCAAACCTTTACTTCAAAGTCGGTAATTTTATCTCTGTTTCTTTCACTGAACGGGAGCAGGAAATCATTGATATGATTGCAGATGCCGAAACCTTCGGTGATGCTCTACTTGCCTCTGAGGCTCTTTATAGGTACTGTAAGGATGAACAGTTCCAAAAAGCAGAAATTCCTGAAATCAATCTTCACCCAAATCAAGGTGGACAATCTGGTTCTGGTGAGGATGGTGAAAAGGTAGAAAGTCAGATTGATTCTGAAGAATCTGAAGAATCTGAAGAATCTGGTGGAGACAATACTTCTAACGAATCTTCAACTGAAGGTAAGAAGGAAGATGAAGGTCTTCAGAATGGTATGGAAGGTGGTGTAGGTGCTGACCCAGAGGTAAGCACTATGAATTCTCTTAATGATTCAATTAAGAATCTTGTAGAGAATAGTTATAATGAAACTGTTTATCTTGAGATTCCTAAAGTAAATCTTGAGAGTGTAATTGTTCCCAATTCTGATATTCATAATCATTGTGATGAAATCTGGAACGATTCCTTTCAAAAAGAACTACTTCAACCTGTAGATAAAGAGTACATTGAATTCAAACGTTCTGCTCAACGGGAGGTAAATTATCTTGTTAAAGAATTTGAATGTCGAAAATCTGCTGATTCTTATGCTCGTTCTCATACTAGTAGGACTGGAGTACTGGACACATCTAAACTCCACACTTACAGGTATAATGAAGACCTGTTCAAAAAAGTAACCACACTTGCTGATGGTAAAAATCACGGTCTGGTGTTTGTTCTGGACTGGTCAGGTTCTATGAGCAATGTGCTTCTCGATACTATGAAGCAACTTTATAATCTTATTTGGTTCTGTAAAAAAGTATCCATCCCATTTGAGGTTTATGCCTTTACGGATAGTTATGGTCCACAAATCAAAACAACAGAATCTGGTATGCATCTTCCCCCATCAGAGCATACTGTGAAGAAAGAAAATGAGTTTGCAATTCACGAACATTTTCGTCTGATGAATATTTTCACTAGCAAAGTTCGCAATTCTGAACTGGAAAATCAAATGAAGAATTTCTTCAGGATTGCTAGGTATTTCAGTAAAAACTCTCATCAGACATATAGTATTCCTCATCGACTTCATCTTTCAGGAACCCCACTAAATGAAGCACTAGTAACTCTTTATGAAATCCTACCCAAATTTAAACGGGAAAATAAACTACAGAAAGTTCATTGTGTTGTTCTAACTGATGGTGAAGGTGCTCCACTACACTATTATCGTAGTATCAAACGAGCCTGGCAAAGTGAACCTTATCTGGGAACTGCCTATGTAGATGAAAGGTGCTTTCTCCGTGACCGAAAAACTGGTAATGTCTATAAAATGGGGGATTGTTCCTATCGTGGATATATGCAATTCACTGACCTAATTCTCAAGAATCTTCGTGATAGGTTCCCATCTATGAATTTCGTAGGTATGCGTCTTCTTGAGAGTGGTCAGGCATCCAGTTTTATTCGGCAATATACTGAAGGAAAGGAGTTGGATGATGTAAATGCCCGTTGGAAAAAGGAGAAGAGTTTTGTTCTGTCTTCCTCTGGTTATCACAAATACTTTGGTATTTCAGGTAATGCTCTAAATAAGAGCACAGAATTTGAGGTAGATGAAGATGCCTCTAAGTCAAAAATCAAATCTGCATTTACCAAATCTCTTGGTGCTAAGAAAATGAACAAAAAAATCCTTTCCGAATTTATGGAACTGATTGCCTGATGGACACTTTCTGAACTGGACACTGGGGGTTCCAACTGCCCCCTTTATGCCCTATAATTAGTCTAGTTCAAGCAAATTTAATGAAGTTTGGTTCTTACTATAGAATTAAAAGAGTTCCTCATTATGAAGGAATTTCTTATAGTCCCAGAACAATTTATTATGAAGGTAAAGAATGTAAATTTTTCTCTTATGAAGATGCTTATAAAATGTTGAATAAAATCAAAGAAATGGATGGGGATTGTGATTTAGATTGTATTGCACCTCGTTATGAAATTTTTGAATATAGGGGATATCTGTTTGAATAACCCCGAACCACTTCTTAAACTGGCTACTGGGGGTTCCAACTGCCCCCTTTATGCCCTATAATTACTTTGTTGAAACGAAACGACCAACACCCTTTATTATGCCCCGCAAACCGATGATGAACAAAAAAGAACTGATTTCCGAACTGCAATCCCTATTCGGTACTGAATTTACTTCTGCCGACATTCGTGGATTCTGTGCTTCTAAACAACTCAACTATCAAACCGTAACCCGTCATCTTGAACCTTTCAAGACGCAACGGGGTCGTTGGAATCTGGAAGTCACTCCTGAGAAAGTTGAGCAGATTGAACGCACTTATCAGGCACCTGCTGCACTCCCTGCTGTAGAACAAAACCTTATTCCCGATAAAGATGATACCTTCGTCAAGTTTGGTAATTTTGATGATGTTAAAAAAATTATTCAGTCCCGTCTATTTTATCCTACGTTCATTACGGGTCTTTCGGGTAATGGTAAAACGTTCAGTGTGGAGCAAGCTTGTGCTCAACTGGGTCGGGAACTAATTCGTGTAAATATTACGATTGAAACTGATGAAGACGATCTTATTGGTGGTTTTCGTCTTGTGGATGGGGCAACAGTTTGGCATAACGGACCTGTCATTGAGGCACTCCAACGAGGTGCAATCCTGCTACTCGATGAAATTGACCTTGCTAGTAACAAAATCCTCTGCCTCCAATCCATCCTTGAAGGTAAAGGTGTGTTCCTGAAAAAGATTGGTAAGTTCATCAAACCTGCTAATGGGTTCAATGTGATTGCAACTGCAAACACCAAAGGTAAAGGTTCTGATGATGGTCGTTTCATCGGTACTAATGTTCTGAATGAGGCATTCCTGGAACGTTTCTGTGTAACCTTTGAGCAACCTTATCCCAGCACTCAAGTTGAAGTGAAAATCCTTCAGGGTGTTGCGAAGCAACTGGGTCTGACTGATGCTGATGACTTCTGTAAGCGACTTGCCGATTGGGGTGATGTAATCCGTAAGACCTTCTACGATGGTGGTATTGATGAAATCATCAGCACCCGTCGTCTTGTTCACATCATCCGTGCCTACAGCATCTTTGGTAAAAAGGAAAAAGCAATTCAAGTTTGTGTCAATCGCTTTGATGACGAAACTAAGGCAGCATTCCTTGATCTCTATGATAAATTTGATGCTGACTTTAATGCCAACACTGTAGTTGTTGAAGAAACTGAGACCACTGAAGATGGAAAAACTCCATGGGGTAGTGCCATTAATTGACAATCAAGTAAAAACCTGATAAAATATACTATGACTGAACACGATCCTTCACTTTATAATGAACTTATGAATTACGATAGTTATCTTAGTGATGATGAAATTCTTCTATCTAGTGATACAATTATGTTTAATGAAAATGATTTTATGGTAAGTATTGATCCTGGTAAAAATGAAGTTCCTGAAAATGTAATTCGAGAATCTAACAACGGGTTCTGGAAGTATGAGGAGGATCTTACTCTAAAAGAAATTCAGGATTATCTTTCTGGAACTTATCATTCTCATTACACTTCCAAAGAATCTAAAACTCAAACACTAGATTTGATTGAGAGTATTGGTGATGCAGAACCTTTCTGCCGTTCTAATGCAATCAAGTATCTTTCTAGGTTTGGTAAAAAGAATGGAAAGTCTAAGCAAGACATTCTGAAAGCAATTCATTACTGTGTTCTGCTTTATCATTTTGCTGGTCTCCATAAAAATACAAGCGATTTCCCCTATTGATTATGAAACTATCCGATAAAACTCTTTCCGTTCTGAAAAACTTTTCTTCTATTAACCAGTCACTTCTTTTTAAAGAAGGAAAGTCTCTTCGGACTATTTCTGTAATGAAAAATATTCTTGCAGAAGCAGAAGTTGAAGAAGATTTTCCAAAAGACTTTGGAATTTATGATCTGAATCAATTTCTTCAGAACATCGATCTTCATCAGAATCCTGAACTTGATTTTAAGACTGATGAGTATGTGGTCATCAAAGAAGGTAAATCGCGTTCGAAGTATTTCTTCGCTGACGCAAATGTGATTGTAACTCCTCCAGAGAAGTCTCTAAATCTTCCTTCTGAGGATGTTTGTTTTCTTCTTTCTACTGAGCAACTTGCTAAAGTTTTGAAAGCAGCAGCAGTTCTTCAACTTCCCGACCTTTCTGTCGTTGGTGAGGCAGGTGTTGTGAAACTGGTTGCTAGGGACAAACGAAACGACACTTCAAACGATTTCTCTATTGTTGTGGGTGAGACTGATGAAGTATTTACTTTCAACTTTAAAGTGGAGAACATTAAGATTCTTCCTGGATCTTATGAAGTTGTAATCTCCAAGAAACTGCTTTCTCGTTTCCAGAGTAAGGATCACAAACTCACTTACTTTATTGCTCTGGAACCTGATTCTAGTTTTGGTTGATGAAGCATATTCTTTTTACTCTAAAAGGATGTAGTATGGTTCTTCTAGACGATGAAAACTACCTAAGAGATACTCTTTATCATGCGTCTAGAGAATGCAACTCTACCTTGCTTGCTCTGAACTCTCATAAGTTCGAACCACAAGGTGTAACTGCAGTTGCTATGCTTGCTGAAAGTCACATCAGCATTCATACTTGGCCAGAAAAAGGTATGGCGATTTGTGACGTTTTTACCTGTGGAGATCACACAGATCCTCAGGCTGGTGTAGAATACATGCGAAAGGTTCTTCATGCAACCGACATTGTTAGTAACGAATTTATTCGACCTTTAGAATGAACATTGTTGAATTGAGGATTCTCCCATCAATATTTTTGTAACTTCCCCTTGGCCTGCTGAAAGTGCCATCTGTCTCCCCGACAAACACGTCGTCAAGATGCCCCTAGAGTGCTGTCAGATGCTCTCTATCGTCGCTTCCGACAAATGGGGACATGGGTATGGGCACCTCTATAAGACAGACCACACGCCCTACAAGACCGATAAGGGGGCATTCAGAAACCATCCATGCACCCGATGGGCATCTGAGTCCATCCACAACTCTTATTGGTTAATCAAGCATGGTCTTAACTTATGTGATGAATATACACTAAGATATAACAAGATTCATGCCTGTTACAAAACTCTTGTAGATGCATATTACCTTTTTCCAAAAGGTAAAGTAAATGAAGTCACACCATTCGCACGGGCAATGCCTGATGAATACAAACTTGATACAAGCATCTCAACCTTTGATGCTTATAAAATGTATATTGCATCTAAACCTTGGGTAGCAGAAAATTATCTTCGTATGCCTGAAAGAAGACCTAAGTGGGTATGAAAACAACACTGACTGTTGATGAAAATGGAATCATAACTTTTCCCCCTGAGATGATGGAAACTCTTGGGTGGAAAGAAGATGATATGTTAGAATGGATTGACCGTGGTGACGGATCTTTTGAACTGAGGAAATTTGATAATGAGCAACACTGACTTTCTTTGGGTGGAGTCTTATCGCCCAAAGACTATTGATGAATGTATTCTTCCTGACCACATTAAGAAGACATTTAAGGACTTTCTAAATAAGGGAGAGATTCCGAATCTCTTGCTTGCTGGTCCTCCTGGTATTGGTAAGACTACAGTAGCAAAGGCACTTTGTAACGAACTGGGAGTTGATTGTTATGTCATCAACGGATCTGATGAAGGACGATTTCTGGATACGGTACGGAACCAAGCAAAAAACTTTGCTTCGACCGTCTCACTTTCTTCGTCTGCAAAACAC